TTTTTCGTGTTGGATACCGTACTGGCTTTCGGGTTTCGGCTAAGGGTCCAGTTGGGATCGGATCCGCTAACACACTGATTTCACGGGTCCTCCTGACCGTAAACGTATACGGGGGGGCGAGGCGCGACGCTTTCCCAGTGACACCTTACAAAATACCCGTTTCGTTTCGCTTTGAAGCAAACGCCAAGAAAACAAGGGCTTGATGCCCTGACAACCTGCGCCTGAAGCGAAACGGGGATCCGACCCCATTTCGCTTTCACGGCATTCCAAGGACATTCACATGGATGTGGTCGACCTGCCGCTCGAGCAGATCATTCCCTATGCGCGAAACCCGAGAAACAACGCTGAGGCTGTTGCTACGGTCGCGGCCTCGATCCAGGAGTTCGGCTGGCGTCAGCCCATTGTCGTAGACGAGGCGATGGTTGTTCTGGCGGGGCACACCCGGCTTGAAGCAGCGCGCAAGCTCGGTTTCAAAACCGCGCCGGTTCATGTCGCGAAAGGACTGACCGCCAATCAGGCGCGCGCTTTCCGCATCATGGATAACCGATCCAGCGAAAATGCCGAGTGGGACAAGGACCTCTTGAACCTCGAATTGGCAGACCTGCTGGAGGTTGGTTTCGACCTTGAGCTGACGGGCTTCACCGACGATGAGTTGAATGCGCTGATGTCGAGCCTGGATGAGGGCATGGGAGCGCAAGAGGGCGAAGATGATATCCCGGAAACACCGGAGGATCCGATCAGTCGCCTGGGTGATCTCTGGATCCTTGGCAACCACAGGCTGCTCTGTGGCGACAGCACGGTCGCTACGGATGTTGAGCGACTGCTCGGAGCGGTGCAGCCGCTCTTAATGGTGACCGATCCACCCTACGGCGTCGAGTATGATCCGGGCTGGCGGAACCAGGCAGGGGCCGCCAAGACCAAACGCACCGGCAAGGTGCTTAACGATGATCGGGCCGACTGGCGCGAAGCTTGGGCTCTGTTCCCGGGCGATGTCGCCTACGTTTGGCACGGCGCATTGCATGCAGCGACGGTGGCGGAAAGCCTCAAGGTCGCGGGCTTCACCATCCGGTCCCAGATCATCTGGGCCAAGGAGCGACTGGTTCTAAGCCGGGGAGACTATCACTGGCAACACGAACCCGCCTGGTATGCTGTCAAAAAGACTGGCAAGGGCCATTGGGCGGGCGATCGAAAGCAAACGACGCTTTGGCAGATTGCAAGCAAGGACCAGGACGAAAACACCGTCCACGGTACCCAAAAGCCCGTCGAGTGCATGCGGCGGCCCATACTGAACAATTCGAGTCCTGGCCAAGCGGTCTACGAGCCCTTCATGGGATCTGGGACAACTCTGATTGCGGCCGAGACCACTGGCCGCGCGTGTCACGGAATCGAGCTTAATCCAGCCTATGTGGATGTGGCAGTGAAACGCTGGCAGCAGTTCACCGGTCAAAAAGCTGTGCTGGAAGGTGACGGTCGAGGCTTTGACGAGATTGCCGCAGGTCAGTCTGCGGACATGTCGGCCCCATCGGATGCGGCGTAAAAACGAATATCTGAGATGGCGATGTCTGCGTCAAATTCGCGTCCGATGGCCACAACACCCACACGTCGCAGGCGAGAAGGCCTGAGCGGACGTTCAGTTCGGTGGGGTTTGAACTCTGCAAAAGGCAGGAACACCGTTGTCCAGGTTGGTGGGGTATTGAAGCTCTGTCGGTAAGACTCCCAGGGACGCCTGATATCGGTGGTGCGTAGGTGGAGATTATAGGTTTGGTCATTGCCCAAAACATCGAGGCGAATGCCATCACAGGCGCTCGCATCAATTTCACCGCCTGCCTCTCCCAGATCCAACGCGATTTGCAGAAAGCCGCCGTTGTTTTCGAGGCTCACGCCGCCCGTCATGCGAATGGCGTTGCGGCCGGAAACATGTTCGCGGGCCATCGCGCCATTCGAGACACCCCCCATCACGCGGTCGGAGACGAGAACCCACCCGTTGCCGATTGAAGCGAAGGGGGTGTTCCGACTGATGTCGTCAATGATCTCGGGGGCGAGCTGAGTAATGGCGTTGTCCTGCATGAGAGAGGATTTAGGAGTGCGGAACGCAGACGCAAGGGGTTGGTCAATTGGTCAATCGCGATGGATGTCACTTGTCGAAGCGATCACCAACGTCGTTGTTGGCTACGGCATCGCGGTCGGCACGCAGATCCTGATCTTTCCGCTTTTTGGGCTGCACACGACGCTGGGGCAAAACCTCGCCATGGGCGGAATTTTCACCATGGTGAGCTTGGTGCGCTCGTTCCTGCTGCGGCGGTTTTTTGAAGCGGTCCGGACTCGGCGATCAACGTCCTGCACGACCAGACAGAACTTCCGATAGTTGCCGTAGGTTGTAGCCGCCAAGCGTGTCCAAAGTGTTACTTAAAGTTCCAGGACGAAGGTTTTTGCGATCACCGGGAATGATCAATGTGCGTCCATCCGGATGCTTCATCTTGACGTGGCTTCCCTTACCGCCCGGAACCTCCTCAAATCCATAGTGTTTCCGGCTGGCTTGAATGAGTTCACGGGAACTTGTCGACGGCGCTGGTTGAATGTGCGTCCAGGGAAGTACTGGACGATAGCCACGAGGAACAATCGCGTAGATCCTACGATCGATATCCATCGCGGACCTGATCATGTGTTTGGCAACAAGCCATTGGTGAGAAGGAAACTTAGCGGGGCAGGTTGCGGTCAGAACCTGACTTTGAAGTTCCCAAATGCCGGCCTCGTGTTGTCGCTCGGGAACGAAACCTAGGCCAAGGCCGTAGCTGAACGGTTGCTTGGGAATACTGTGTCGCAAGTAGTTCTTCAGTGCTTCGCGGACGGTAGGACTAAGCCGCTCCTTATAGCGCGGCTCATTCAGTCGCCGAACGCTGTCCGCATTGGCAAGGCTTTCTTCGATGCAGTGGAGCGTCCGGAAGTTAGGTACGTAAACCGAAGATTGATAGGGGCGGTAGCAGTCGGCCCGGGTCGAAACGAGCAGGCGGAAGGCGAAGCTCTCGACCTTATGGTGAAACTGCTCGTGCAAATAGAATGCATAGAACGAGGCTCGAATGAGATTTTCTGCTAGTTTCCAACGCGAACCATGCGCACGGCGGCCAATGCGAAGGTGCCTTGCGATTTCGTATGCTTGCCGAATTGTGCAGTCTTCGCGAATGTAGATGCCCCAATCGGGCCCAAAGTAGTGCACCGGACAGTACCACGCGCAAAATGGCTCTGGAGGGTGTTTGTCCGGATAAGAACCGCTTGGCCGATCATTCGAGTTGTCGGGAACACTGATGTCACGTGCACCTCGCATTTCGCGCAGGTAGTCGTCGAGCGCTTCAAAAGGGTCAAACTCGTCGTACCCTTCATCGAAATCAGAATTGGTTTCAGGCTTTTCTCCGAGGATGTCCTCGACGGTGATTTCGAAGACATCCTCGTTTTCACCAATCTCACCGGTGATTTCTTCGTCACGGGGGTCGGACCCAAAAGGCTCGATACCGTGCTCTGCCAATATATCTAAGATCTGATTTGTACTGGCCGGCATAGAGTCTCCAGAATCGCTTTTTGTTGTTCGTGTTGACACTCAGCATAATCGCTGGGAATGCCATGCAAAGAGATGTTTTAATGTATCTTTTTCGTAATTAGGTGATCCTGTATGCGCGAACCCGATCTTCGACCTTCTCCGAGCTCAATTGGAGCCCGAGTTTTTTCTTGGGCGCCCCGGGCATAGCGCCGCGCAACGTATGCGACTGTTACTCGATGGCAGCGGTGCTCACTCCGCATGTTCGCCTTCCTTGAAGGCGCTGTCGGTAATACGCTTCAGGAGACTGGCGTAGTATTCGAGGTCGCCGACGTGCCCCCAATGGATCTCGTCGGGATGACTGTTGAAATGTTCGTCGCTGAGAGCCTGCAGTCTGGCAAGCATCGCGTCGATCTCCGCCTTCTTGGCGAGGAACGCGTCTTGGGCTGTGGGTCTGTTGGTCTGACGGGTCATCTTGGAGTGTCCTCAACTGCGTCTATTTTTCGTAAACAGCTTCGCTCCAGTTGGGTTGGTTATCCAGTGAATTAGACGCGAATTCATACGGTTAATCCAAGTTTGGAGCCATCGAATGTCGACAGCAACCCAGCCCATCGGTGTCATCTCGCGGCTACTCGATCTCTCGGAACGGCGGGTACAGCAACTCAGTCGAGAGGGGGTGATCCCAAAGGCGGAGCGCGGGCAGTATGACCTGATCGGCTCTGTGCGCGGCTATGTCCGATACTTGCGGGATCAGGCGCTTAAAGCGCAGGCTGGCGCGCCGGACTATGCCGCCGAGCGGGCACGCTTTATTCGGGCCCGCGCTGACCTCGCCGAGATGGAGGCCGAGGAAAAGAGACGCGCGCTGATCGCAGCCGAACAGATCGAGGCTGCCTGGATTGCGGTGCTTGCGCTTCTAAGAACCCGCCTGCTGGCGCTGCCGGATCGGTTGGCGCCACAGGCCTTTGAACAATCAACTGTCGGAGACACCCGGAACCTGATCCGCGCCGCCATCCGCGAGGTGCTCGATGATCTCGCGCAGCCAGACATTGAACTCGAAACTGACATTGACCTTGCAGGGATCACCGATCCTGAAACGGACGGTGGCGAAGGCCCTGGTGGTTCTGAAGCCGCCTCCGGACCTGACCATAAGCGACTGGGCAGATCAGAACCGACGGCTGAGCTCTGAAGCCAGTGCTGAACCGGGTCAATGGCGCACGAGCCGTGCCGAATACCAGCGCGGGATCATGGATGCGATCTCTTATCCGGCGGCAGAAACCGTCGTGATCATGTCGAGCAGTCAAATCGGCAAGTCGGAGTCGATCTTGAACATGGTCGGCTACCACATAGACCACGATCCGGCACCGATCATGGTGGTGATGCCGACGGAGCGGGACGCGGAAACCTGGTCCAAGGACCGCTTCTCACCGATGGCGCGGGATACGCCTTGTTTGCAGGGCAAGATCGCCAACCCGAAGTCGCGGGACGGCAACAACAAGATCCTGCACAAGCGGTTCCCAGGCGGGCATCTGACCATAGTTGGAGCAAATGCACCTTCCGGCCTGGCAAGCCGCCCGATCCGGCTGCTGCTCTGCGATGAGGTGGACCGCTATCCGTTCAGCGCAGGCGCTGAAGGCGACCCGGTCAACCTCGCGAAAAAGCGGACAGTGACGTTTTGGAACCGCAAGATCGTGCTGGTCTCGACACCGACGAACAAGGGCGCGAGCCGGATTGAGACAGCTTTCGACGAAAGCGATCAACGCCGGTTCTGGGTGCCATGCCATAAATGTGGAACGGAACAGATTCTGACTTGGGGACAGGTCAAATGGGACAAGGATGAAAGCGGTCACCACCGGCCGGAAACGGCGTGTTACCGTTGCGTCGAGTGTGATGCCGCATGGAAGGACGAGACCCGCTGGGCGGCCATCTCTAAGGGTCGCTGGATCGCGGATGCCCCGTTCAATGGCACAGCCGGGTTCCATCTGAACGAGATCTACTCGCCCTGGGTGCGGCTTGAGGTCATGGCAAAGGCGTTTCTGTCAGCGCGGGCGGGTGGCGATGAGACGATGAAAACCTTCGTCAACACATCGCTTGGCGAAACTTGGATCGAAACAGGCGAAGCGCCCGACTGGCAACGGCTCTATGAGCGGAGGGAACGGTGGAAACCGGGCATCGTACCTGAAGGCGCGCTGTTCCTCACCGCCGGGGCTGATGTGCAAAAAGACAGGATCGAGGTCGATGTCTGGGCCTGGGGCCGGGGGCTCGAAAGTTGGCTCATCGATCATATTGTCATCGAGGGTGGAGCCGAGCGGGACGGGGCCTGGGCGCAACTCACGGACTTGCTGGGCCGGACGTGGCAGCATCAACGCGGTGCCGCCCTGCCGATCATGAAGCTTGCGATCGACACGGGCTATGAAACCTCTGCGGTTTACGCCTGGGCGCGACAGGTGGGTTTTGGCCAGGTCGTACCGGTAAAAGGCGTTGACGGCTTCAACCGTGCAAGCCCTGTTTCGGGCCCGAGTTTTGTCGACGCCAATATTGCAGGCAAACGCCTCAGGCGCGGCGCCCGGCTCTGGACGGTGGCCACGGCCACGTTCAAATCCGAGACCTACCGCTTCCTGCGGCTCGAGCGACCAACGGAAGAAGAGCAAGCGAGCGGGGCGGTGTTTCCTCCGGGCACGCTTCACCTCCCGGCTTGGGTCGAGGATGAGTGGCTCAAGCAGTTGACGGCCGAACAACTGGTCACGGTGAAAACCAAACGCGGCTTCTCGAAACTCGAGTGGCAAAAACTCCGGGAACGCAACGAAGCGCTGGATTTACGCGTTTATGCCCGCGCCGCCGCCTGGGTGGCGGGGGCCGACCGTTGGGCTGAACAGCACTGGCAGTCGCTGGAGGCGGAACTGGGAACTGGCACGGAGGCGGCCATATCGCCCCGAAAACCCGCTCCTACCCAAGCTGACAGCCATTACAGGCCACAAAATGCATGGATCGCTCGGCGACGGGGATCCTGGCTGTGAAAAGGTGATACCGCATGTCCTGGACAGACGATGAACTGGCAGCGCTCAAACGCGCCTATGCCAGCGGCACGACGCGTGTGAGCTATGACGGCAAGTCGATCGAATATGGAAGTGCCGCGGATCTTCTGGCGCGGATCCGGCTGATTGAAGCAGAGATGGCAGCCGCAAGTGGCACGCCCAAGTCCCGGCGCAGCTTTGCGACCTTCTCGAAGGGCCGAGGCTGATGAACTGGCTCGACAGGGCCATCGGGGTGATTGCCCCGGGATCAGGTCTGAAGCGTGCGCGTCAGCGCCAGGCCCTGGGCGTGCTCGCGCGGGCCTATGAGGGCGCCAAGCAAGGTCGAAGGACAGATGGCTGGATATCGGCCGGCACCGGCGCCAATGCTGAGATCGGCCCGGCGCTTACGCGGCTGCGTGCGCGCTCACGCGATCTGGTGCGCAACAACCCTTATGCGGCGAAAGCGGTTCAGGCGCTGGTCAGCAACATGATTGGCACAGGTCTGATGCCGCGGGCGCGTTGCGCGGACCCCGACATTGCAAAGCGGACTGACCAGCTGTGGTTGGCCTTCTCGGCGCGCTGCGACGCGGACGGGCTCACTGACTTCGCGGGTCTGCAGGCGCTCTGCGTTCGAAGCCTGGTGGAAAGCGGCGAGGTGTTGGTGCGGCTGAGGGAAAGGCGGCTGACGGACGGATTGCCGGTTCCCTTACAGCTTCAGGTCCTGGAGCCCGATCATCTCGACGGGGGCAAGACCGAAGAGCGCGCGGGTGGGACGCATATCACCCAAGGGGTGGAGTTTGGCCCCTTCGGCCGGCGCGAGGCCTATTGGCTTTATCCGCGCCATCCGGGCGAGGTGGGGGGATCGCTTCTTTCCGGCAGGGTGGATGCCCGTCATGTTCTGCATCTCTTCGAGCGGCTGCGTCCCGGTCAGGTCCGCGGTGTGCCGTGGTTCGCGCCGGTGATCCTGAAACTCAGGGACCTCGATGACTATGACGAAGCGGAACTGGTGCGCAAAAAGATCGAGGCCTGTTTTGCCGCCTTCGTGACCGGGGCCGAGGATGAGCAGACGCTGGGTCGGGCAGAGGTGAACGCAAGTGCGCAGCGTATCGAGGCATTCGAGCCGGGCATGATCGAATATCTCGAGCCAGGTCAGGATGTCACCTTTGCCAGCCCCAGCTCAGTGGGTGGCTATGCCGAATATATGCGCATGCAGCTGCACGCGATCGCGGCCGGCGTGGGGCTTACCTACGAATTGCTGACCGGTGATCTCAGCCAGGTGAATTACAGCTCCATTCGGGCGGGCCTCATCGAGTTCCGCCGCCGAATGGAAGCGCTGCAATGGCAACTTCTGGTGCCGGGTCTCTGCCAGCCGGTCTGGGACCGGTTTGTCCTCGCCGCGCAGGTGGCTGGCAAATTGCCGAGTGACGTTGACATACGCGCCGAATGGACCGCGCCACGTTTTGAGGCGGTGGATCCTCTGAAGGACATCCAAGCCGATGTGCTGGCGGTGCGGGCAGGGGTGATGACCCTGAAAGAGGCGATCGCGCGGCAGGGCTACGAGCCTTCGGTGGTGCTGGCCGAATTCGCAGAGACCAATGCAGAAATTGATGCGCTTGGTCTCATTCTCGACAGCGATCCGCGCAGGTCCACGAAGACCGGCCAGGATCGCGGCACCCTCGCACAGCCCGATGATGCCTCCGACGATCCAAAGACAGAGGACAGTGATGACGAAAACAAGACGCCCGGCGCAGGCGGATGAAGAAACGCGCGAGATGGGGCTTCAGCTTCGCTCTGATGTCCGGCTCATGCCGGACACGGTGAATGAAGAGGCCAGGACCATCGAGCTGGTCTGGTCCACAGGCACCGCGGTGCGCAGGCGCGATTTCTGGACCGGCAAGCCTTATGATGAGGTCCTGTCGCTCGATCCGGATCACGTGGATCTCTCGCGCCTCAATGGCGGTGCGCCGCTACTCAACACCCATGGCGCCTTTGATCTTGGCGATGTGATTGGCGTGGTCGAACGCGCCTGGATCGAAAAAGGCGGGGAAGACCCTGTCGGTCGGGCGCGTGTGCGCTTTTCTGAACGTGGGGACGTGGCGCCGATCTGGGCCGATGTGCAGGCGGGTATCATCCGCAATGTCTCGGTGGGATATGCGGTGCGCGCCTTTGAGATCACCGAAGAAGAGGGCAGGGTGCCGATCTGGCGTGCCGTGGACTGGCAGCCAATGGAGCTTTCCGCCGTGCCCATCGGCGCAGATGCCGCGGCCGGTTTCCGTGCGACCTCCTCTGAGCCCACCCCGTGCCGCTTGATCCGCGGGGCGTCGTCCCAAACCAACTCTCCCCAACACGAGGAAACAGATATGAAACCCAAAGATACGGCTACGGCCGAAGCAGAAACCGATGCCGCGCGCGGTGCGGCGGAATTCACCGGACAAGAAACACGCGCGCCGGATGATCAGCCGGCAGCTTGTCCCGTGGATGCGCCGAAAGAACGGGCGCGCACGGTGGAAGATGCTGTCGATAATCAATCCCCACCCAACTCTCAGGAAGGTTTGGTACAAAGAACGATCACTGCCGCAGACAGTGTGGCCTCGCGACCCGCCTCCGACGCCCGACCTCAAATGATCGAGGCCGAGATGCGCCAGATTGCCGACGATGCCATGCAAAGGGAACGCGCGCGCATTGCGGGTATTCAGGATGCCGCGCGCAAGCTTGGTGTCGGCTCGGACGTACCCGAGGACTTGATCTCTCGCGGCGTTTCGCTGGCGGATGCACGCACCGCCCTCATCGATGCTGCCGCGAGCCGCGACGAGCAAGTCGAAACCCGCCCCCATATCCGCATGGGTGGACAGGACGAGGTAGAAACACGCCGGGCGGCGGTTGAGACGGCGCTTCTGCATCGTCATGACCCGGGCCGGTTTGAGATGACCGATGCCGCGCGCGACTGGCGCGGGCTCTCGCTCATCGAACTGGCGCGGAGCTTTCTCGAAACCGAGGGGGTCCGCGTGCGCGGCCTGACCCGCGATGAAATCGCGACACGGGCTCTGCACAGCACCTCTGACTTTCCCCTGATCCTCTCCAATGTCACCAACAAGACCTTGAGGGCCGCCTATGATGTGGCGCCGAGGACCTTCGCGCCGATCGCGCGGCGCACGACAGTGGCGGACTTCAAGGACGTGCATCGTCTGCAGCTTGGTGAAGCCCCGCAGCTCGAGAAGGTAAATGAGAGCGGTGAATACAAGCGCGGCACGATCGGCGAGGCTCAGGAAAAATACCGCATCGAGACCTTCGGCAAGGTGATCGGTATCACCCGCCAGGTCCTGATCAATGACGACCTTGACGCATTTACCCGGGTGCCCGCGCTCTTTGGCACGGCCGCGGCAACTCTTGAAAGCGATGTGGTCTGGGGCGTCATTGCCGCCAATGCGGCCATGGCCGATGGCAAGGCGCTGTTCCATGCCTCCCATAACAACCTCGCGGGAACCGGGGCGGCGCTGGATGTCTCGGGTTTGGCAAAAGCGCGCGCCGCCATGAGCCACCAGAAGGGGGTCGACGGCAAGGCAACGCTCAATATCCGGCCCGCATTCCTTGTGGTGCCGACCTCGCTTGAGCTCAATGCGGAGCAATTGCTGGCACAGACCATCGTCCCCACCAAACCGGGCGATGTAGTACCGGCCTCAATGCGATCGCTGACGGTGATCTCCGAACCGCGGCTGGATCCGGCATCGGGCGCGGTGCCCTGGTATCTTTTTGCCAATCCCGCGGCGATCGACACGATCGAATATGCCTATCTCGAGGGCCAGGAGGGTGTCGCCATGGAAACCCGCATGGGCTTTGACGTCGACGGCATCGAGATCCGCGCGCGGCTTGATTTTGGCGCCAAGGCTATCGACTGGCGCGGCCTCTACAAGAACCCGGGCGTTGCCCTGCCGTAATTCAAGGTGGCCGCCTCCGGCCGCCGCCTTTTTGCGCCCTCGTGTTTTCCATCATCCCCTACACCATAAGAAAGGGTTTTCCCCATGAAAAACTATATCCAGCCGGGTGGCACGATCACCCTGGCCGCCCCCTACGACGTGACCAGCGGGTCCTGCCTGAAGGTGGGCTCCATCGTGGGCGTAGCCGCGGGCGATGCGCTGAGCGGTGAAGAGATCGAAGCCGTGCTCACCGGCATCTTTGAACTTGCCAAGGCTGCCAGCCAGGCCTGGACGGTTGGCGCCAAGATCTATTGGGATGACACCAACAAGATCACGACCACCACGGTAACCTCCAACACGCTGATCGGCGTTGCCGTCGAAGCTGTGGCTGGCGGTGCAGGCGACACGCTGGGCAAGGTGCGATTGAACGGTAGTTTCTGATGGCCGCCTTTGCCGCCGCGGTCGGCATGCTGTTTGTCGACCCCAATATTTCGGTCGAAATCTGGCATCGGGATATGGAGGGACGGTTTACGCAGGCGCGCGGTATTCTCCGCCGTCCCGACGAGATCACGGAGTTCGGTGCGGCGCGGCTCATGTCGGAAACAACGCGGATCGACGTGCGTGCCGATGACATCCCTGATCCTCGGCCGCAGGAGCAGATACTCATCGGCGAGGAAACCTTCCTGATACAGGGTGAGCCGCGCCGTGACCGGGAGCGGCTCATCTGGACCTTGGACCTGACTCCCGCATGAAACTCGGCTTCGACATCACACCTGATCTGGCAGCCGTGATGGCAGCCGAGATCAAAGCCGGTGAAAAGGCCGTGACCACTGCGATGCGCGAGGCCGGAACCGGCCTGAAGACGGCTTGGCGCGGCCAGATTGCACAAGCCGGACTCGGTCGGCGGCTCGCCAACTCGATCCGGAGCCGGACTTATCCGAAGACGGGCGAAAGCCTGAACGCTGCAGCACTTGTCTGGTCGAAGGCGCCGGTGATCGTCGGCGCGCATGAGACTGGCCCTCTGATCCGCTCAAAGGACGGTTTCTGGCTGGCAATCCCGACGCAAGCCGCTGGACGCGGGTTGCGGGGTGGAAGGATCACCCCCGGTGAATGGGAACGGCGGCGGGGCTTGCGGCTTCGCTTTGTTTACCGCCGTCGAGGGCCAAGCCTGCTCGTTGCCGATGGGCGGTTGAACAACCGCGGGCTCGGCGTGGTATCGCGCTCGAAGACCGGGCGCGGACGGGCCACCGTGCCGATCTTCCTTTTGGTGCCGCAGGTCAAGTTGCCGAAGCGGCTCGATCTGGCACGGGATGCCGAACGTGCGCATGATAGCGTGTCGGGACTGATCGTGGCGAACTGGGTGGAGGTGAGAATGTGATCGTGCCGGTCAAATCAGCCAAGAGTGGACCGGACATCCGACATCGGAATGAAGACGCGATGCGGGTTGTCGGGATCTCCGAGCGGTTGAAACCCGAGATCGGCGTAGAACCTCCACCGGCGATCAAAGTGCTCATCCTCCAGCACATCGAGAACGATGGCGGCAGCGCCCATCTTGTCAGCAATCTCAATGCAACGCTTCATCGCGTCGACCAGGAGGGCCGTGCCGAGCCCCTTGCTCTGCATGTCTTCGTGGACTGCGACGGCACGGATGTAGATCACTGGAATGTCCGGCACCCCGGCGCGCTTCCATTTTTTTGGGCCAAGATCCGCACGGACAGCCATTGCACCCAACGTGTAGAAGCCGAGCACGGCGGCGTCGCCGTCTGCCGTGGCGATCCATGCCGTGATCATACCATTCCTGATCTGGTCCGAGAGGGAAGACTTCAGGAAGTTGTCGATTGGCGCAAAGCCACAGGAAAAGGCGCTGCGGTCATGCAGCGCCTTGTCGAATTTGGCGATTGTAAGGGCGGGTGTCTCCGCCGCGGCTTCAGCCGGCATCCTTCAACAGGCCCTTCGACGCTTCCGCAGCGCGGGCCAGACCCGGCACGACCTTGCCCGGCGCCTCGACGGCGGACCGGAATGCTTCGAACGCATCAATGGGCAGGATGGAAAGCGACATGCGTTGCTCCACCTCCTGCGCACGCAAAAGGGCGGCCTGACGGATGAAGTCGGCTTCTTGCAATCCGGTGGCCGCAGCCGCAGCCTTGATCCGCTCCTCGTCGGCGCGATGCATGCGCAGCTCCTTGCGCGCTTCCATCTTACCAGGGGTCGGCGTTGCTTTTTCGATGGCGAACATAATCGGTCTCCTTCGCCAATTTATGTACGGTATAACGCCGTACATGTCAATGATCATCATGGGGATGATCAGCATCGGTCGCACCGGAAAGATCATGTTCACCACGATGATCAACATGATGATCGCCTCGAGCGTTTCAAGAACGTCCAAATAGCACAATGCCGACCCCACGCGAAACCATACTCTCCGCGCTGCATGCACGGCTTTCGTCGTCAGATGCAACCGCTCTGCGGGGTGAGGTGCTGCCCGAGCGCGTGCCACCCGATGGCCTGCTGATCCTGCGCGACGGTGAGCCGGGCGAGCCAGAGGTGACGCTGTCACCGCTCGCCTATTACTACCAGCATCGCGCCGAGATCGAAGCGGTCGTGCAGGGTGCCGCTCGAGACGCCGCATTCGACGCACTTTGCACTAGCATCGGGGCGGTGCTCGCCGCCGATAGGACGCTCGGTGGACTGTGTGACTGGACCGAGGCCGAGGCGCCGCAGCCCGTCGATTTGCCCGTAGAGGGCGCGGCCAGTCTGAAAGCGGCCGTGATCCCGGTTGTGCTGCATTATTCCACGGCCGATCCGCTCGGCTGACCCCAATCATCTGAGGAGTTGAGATATGGCACGAGCTCAAGGGGCGCGGGCGCTGATGGCGCTTGCGTTCGAGACGACTTATGGAGCCGCCCCCGTAGGTGGCTTTACCAGGATGCCTTTCGCCAGCACGACGCTTGGGGCGGAGCAGCCCCTGCAAACCTCCGAGCTTCTTGGCTATGGCCGAGATCCGCAGGCGCCGATCAAGGACACGGTTACAGCGGATGGCGATGTGGTGATGGCGATCGATGCCGAGGGGTTCGGGTTTTGGCTCAAAGCGGCTTTCGGCACGCCTACAACCACCGGCACCGAGGCGCCATACAGCCACGAATTCCGCTCCGGAAACTGGTCTCTGCCGAGTTTCTCCATTGAAACGGGCATGCCTGAGGTGCCGCGTTATGCGATGTATTCAGGCTGCATGGTTGACTCCTTAAGCTGGCAGATGGCGCGTTCGGGGCTTCTGACCGCCACAGCCAGTATCGTGGCGCAGGGCGAGAGTGTCGACGCGGTGACAGGAGCCGGAACGCCTGCCAATGTTGTGCTGAAGCGCTTCGGTCACTTCAACGGGGCCATCACGCGAAACGGCGCCAATATCGGTAACGTCGTTTCCGCCGACATCACTTACACCAACAATCTTGACCGCATCGAGACCATCCGTGCTGATGGCAAGATTGATGGCGCGGATCCCTCGATAGCCGCGCTGACGGGCAATGTCGTCGTGCGCTTTGCCGATCAGACCCTGGTCAATCAGGCGATCGACGGCGAGGCCTGCGAGCTTGAATTCTCCTACACGCTCGTGACTGGCGAGAGCCTCACATTCACCGCCCACGCCGTTTATCTGCCGAGGCCCCGGATCGAGATCTCCGGCCCCCAAGGCGTGCAGGCAACCTTCGACTGGCAAGCGGCCAGCGATCTCGGTCTTGGCCGCATGTGCACAGTCACCCTAATCAATGATCGGGATTCCTATTGATGCTCCGCCTTGATCTCTCGAATGAACCGCGCTGGCTCGATCTCGGCAATGGTGTTCGCTTGCTCGTCGAACCGCTCAGCACGGCTGTCATGCTCGCAGCCCGCAGCGATCCGGCAATCCTTGCCGCGACGCAAACAGAGTCTGATGCAACTGCCTCCTCAAACGACGATCTCGCGCGCATCGTTGCAAAAGCGGTGGCGCGCATCGTCGTCAAGGATTGGGATGGGATTGGCGACGAGGACGACAACCCGCTGCCCCTGACTCCCGAGGGCATCGACGCGCTCTTGGAGCTTTGGCCCATTTTCGAGGCCTTCCAGACCAAATACATCGCAGGTGCTTTGATCCTGGAGCAGGAAAAAAACGCCTGACCGCTCTCGCCGACTGGGAGTTCGGCGGGGGCGGTGACTATTGTGCGGCGTGTCCGGAGACATGCTCGCAGTGTCCGCGCAGCCTTCATGAACCGCTGACAGTTGAAGGCTGGCAGATCTGGGATCTGGTGCAGCGCCTCGGCGGCCAGGTCCGCGTTGCCAGCGGAATGAGCGGCGGTGCCGTTCTCGGCTGGGATATGGGCGCGGCCCTTCAACTCGGATCAGCCCTTGGGCTTTCGCCCCTTATCCTCGCAGAACTCTTGCCGCCCATTGAGGCGGTGATGGTTCGCAAAACCAACGAAGAGATCGAACACCGCCATGGCTGAGAAGAAGGTATCCGTCCGGCTGTCCGCAACTGGTGGCCGTCAGGTGCGTGCTGAGCTGGAAGGTGTTGGGGAGGCAGGTGCCCGTGGGCTGGGGCGCCTGTCGCGCGAGATGGAGCAGGCAAATGCCCGGATGGCCGCCTTTGCGCGGCGCGCTCGGATTGCGGCAACGGCCGCCGCTGCCGCACTCAGTGCCGCCGTAGTCTCCATGACCCGCTCAACCATGGCAGCGGCCAATGAAATCGACCAGCTGAGCCATGTGGCCAATGCCAACCCGGAAGTATTCCAACGCTGGTCAGCGGCTTCAGCAACCGTGGGTATCGCACAGGAAAAGCTCGCCGATATCCTGAAGGATGTGAACGACCGGGTGGGGGATTTCCTGCAGACGGGCGGTGGGCCAATGGCGGATTTCTTCGAAAATATCGCCCCAAGAGTAGGTGTGACGGCCGATCAGTTCGCCCGGCTTTCGGGACCCGTGGCGCTGCAGCTATATGTCGACAGCCTTGAGCGCGCCGGTGTCAGCCAACAGGAGATGACTTTCTATCTCGAGGCGATGGCGTCGGATGCGACCCGGCTCATTCCGCTCTTGCAGAACGGCGGGGTGGAAATGACCCGCCTCGGCGATCAGGCGCAGCGCCTTGGGGCCGTGCTCGATGCCGATGCGATTGCAGCGATGCGGCGATCCGAACTGGCGCTGGTCAGCATCGGGCAGGTCTTCACCGGGGTGCGCAACCGGATTGCGGTGGCGCTAGCGCCCACGCTAGAGGCCGCGGCCAATGCGTTCGTCGCGCTTGCGTCCAGCAGCAACCCTATCAGTCGAGCGTTTAATGCAGTGCTGGCCAACCTTGATCGTCTGGCCATCTACGCCGGAACCTTCGCCACCTTCCTCGCCGGACGCTGGGTCGCAGCCATGGCAGCCGCTGCGCTGTCCGTGCGTGGGTTGGCAACG